ATGAGTGAGATTGCTCGTTTCATCTCTGGCGAAGCGCCAGACAAGTTGGGTCGCAACATAGAACAGTTGCTGGCTTACAACCACTTTTGGTTGGAGCACGACCACAAATACATACAAGTGCTGTTTCCGATTGACGAGGGAACCAAGTTCAATCAACACGCTCCTCTTGTAACAGTGCAAGACAGAGAGCAATTTGCCAACTCTTTAGCCCTTCGCACCGCGCATTTGAAGGCCCTCGACCTTATGCTCGAATTTTGGGGCATGGTGAGAAATGGCGATGAAATCTCATCGTTACTGCCGCTCAGCCCTACTAATCATGTCTGGCTTAAACACCACGACCACAACCAACTACGATTAACGCGAGCAATTCGCAGCTTGTATCTATTGGGTAATGAGCGCATTGCAAGCAACCTGTGTGATTTCCTTCTCTCTGCCGCCAAGCAAGTGGGCAGTGTGTCGGAGAAAACGCAGCAGTATTGGTGCCATGCTCTAGAAGAGTGAGAAACGCGAAGCATACCGATGGATGACAACGAAAAAGCGCCCCTTTCGGAGCGCTTTCGTTATTTTTGGCTAGGGCCGATTATTCCCAATCAAGGATCACTTTGCCTGACATGCCGCTGCGCATGATGTCGAAGCCTTGCTGGAAGTCATCCACTTTGAAGTGGTGAGTGATAATTGGTGTTAGGTCAAGGCCAGATTGAATCAAGCTTGCCATCTTGTACCAAGTTTCAAACATATCTGGCACAACATTCAATTTTTAACTATTTATCAAAAAGATATGATTTTTCAACTTTTGAGTGGGGCTAAATTGGGGCCAAATTTTTGGCTGCATTATTAGGTAAACTAAACGTCTCTAGCTTGTCTCCGGCTCGCCACTCGCGGTATTTTTGAAAGATCAGCTGCTCACGCATCGATTTCGCCGCGAGGACTTGCTCCAAATCTCGGCGGTTCGTTGCACGAACGGTGTTATCAGCCAATATCCAATCGACGGTAGTTTCTGCATCGATGCTTTCTGAGGTGGCAGTGGCAATCGCTCGGCGTATGCGAGGTTCATCCCGCGTTACATCCACTTGCCACATGACCCCATGAACTTCGATATTGCTCTCGATAAGCTCATCTCGATAGCGCTTGGCCAACTCTTCATGAAAAGCGGCGACTTCTTCTTGAGGACGTGGCGAACTGTGATAAGAACGCAGCACCATCAAAGCCTCATCGTCATACGCTTCATCATAGTGATTGGCCACAATGAAATAACGCTCATCGTTACGGGCCTCTTCAATTTGATAAAACGCTCGACGCACTGAAAGGTCAATTTCAGGCTTAGCCGGTTCTGGGTCCAGCTCATTAACGTCACCTGGCTGGCCTTGCCACTGGGAATAATCCACAACCCACTGCAGATACAAATCATGGGCGTAGTAAAACTCCTCCCATTCGATCGCACGCTGCAGTTCTGTGCGCACCACGTCCCACGGTTTACGTTCACCACGGCGCTGCTCAACATCTTGGTATGTCACTTTGTCTGGCTGATTGAGAACAATCACCGTGTAGCTTTCAACAATAGGAGAGCTTTCGCCCTCCTCGTTCGGCTCGGTGTAACCAATCACCCTTTCACGCACATCTTTGGAGTAGTGATGGCGAATGTTCTCATCTACAACTGACAAGGATGTGTAATCGGTATCAATGATCATAGGTCGACTCCCACTACTTGTTTACCCGCACCGGCTTGGTTTTTTGTGTAACCATAATGCATGGCCAGCTCATCAGTGCCATACAAACAGGCATCACCATTTTCGTTATTGAATGTACCTACTCCGTCAATGATTCTGATTGTGGAATCATCGCTCCAGCCGTTGTTAACGACTTTAAAGTAAGTTTGTCCGTCAGTCAGGGATGTTACCTCACCACCCACACTGACGTGCATTGCCCCAAGTACAGTGGCATTGGCCGTTAACGCTTTAACGCAACGCATAAGTAGTCCGGCGACAGCATACGCCGAAGAAGACTCTGCTCTGAACGTCTCCCCTACAGCAACAGAAACACTGCCGCCAGACCATACCTTATCTGGGGTTCTCCAGTTTGTATCGAAGATCAACTCATTCCACAATAAATTCAACGTGGCCTGTTGGTTGTTGCTTGCTTGGTGCCAAAGAGCTTTAACCGCGGGGCTGTTGTTTGTTGGCACAGCAATACCCAACTTAACGTGTTCTCCCGCAGTTGGGTGTTGTGCAATTTTTCCATCACTACCGAATCGAGAGCCGTAAAAAGACAAGATCTGAGAGTATGGGGCCGAGGTAGATGTGAGCACTTTACTAATAAGAGACTCAGCAAAAAGAACACCATCATCTTGGTGGCCTCTCGTTGTAGCAAACACGTCACCTATACCCTCTGAACCGTTCAACACTGGTTTATTGACACTTAGTTTGGTCTGCTTAGCGAAGGCTTTATAAGGAGCTACATATACTAACCCATCTTGGATTGACTGACCTGAACCACCAAAGATGTTTTGTGTATTAGGGGAAGTAGAAATACTACTTGAAGTCCACGTAGAACCTTGATTAGTAGAAACAACAGCATCCGTTCCAATCCCTGAAATGCCAACATTCTTGCGGGTATAAGGGAACTGTTTGGCAGCCCCAGCAGGAACAACAGGAACCCAACCACCCATCCAACCATTATTCAAATCGTCTACTCTCAAAATATCAGCAGGAGCGCCAACCACATCAAGTTGTGTGAATTCACCAGAGACTGATAGGTTGGTTTCATCGGTAGTGAGGACCACTGCCGTGCCAAGTGGAAACTCTGCAGCTACATCACCTTCGCAGTTATGAATGTAAATGTAATTTCCGTTAGCGTTTGACGACACCTGAGAAATGATGTAACCATTACATCTCAAATTGAGCCATATTCCATCATTTTTTGAAGTGCTTTTTGTCAGAAATTCAAACGCCCCGTCAATGTAAATTAATGTTCCAGAGCTTTGTTTTACCGCTGCTTGATGCGTTGTTAAAAAAGGCTTGCTGCGCATTAATTTCTCAAAGCCACGGTACGTACCATTAACCACTTCCTGGAAAACCTTAGCCGCATCTTCCTTACTACCCATATCACGAGCAGGTAAACGCCAGTCAATAACACCACCTTGACCACTTGCATAGATAGCATCGTAGAGACGACCATCACCACGACCAGAATTTTGCCCAATAGCACCTGTAGGTTGACGCGCACCAGTATCACCCACAACTATGGTTTGATAAAAAGCCCGTGCCGTTGTCTTGTTATTGCCAGTGTTAGGCTGATGCCAAAAATCACCTCCTGAAGCGTCATGCCTGTTCCAATGTTTAGTGCCCATAGGGTTAAAGCTTTGATGGTAAGCGCCTTGATTTAAACGAGGTACAGTAGCAAGCACATAGAAGTAACACTCACCATCTGGGGCCTGATAATCACCAGAGTTAGAGGATACTGTAAACATACCCACTTCAGGCTTAGCATTGTGGGCCGTAAATGTGTAACCAGCAAAGAAGTTACCACCACCGGAAGGGCTAGCCGGAGTATCTAACCTGCCTTGAGCCGCGACTCGCGTTAGGTTTTCCGTACCAAACGACAATATGTCCCCTTTAGGGTTGATCACTCTCCAGTCACCATTGCCCAATCCAGCAAATGAACGCTGACGCCCACGGAATTGCATTAGCTCACCCGCTTCATTGTACCAAGCATTATGCTCTGGATTGCTCATGATTGTAGCGAGCTGAACAAACGTTAGATCAACAAGTTTCCAACCACGACCACGAGAAGTAGTATCACCCTCAAATACAGCAAAGTAAGTGATTGGCCTTACAGTGTCCTCAGTCGTAGCAACACCATCAACGGTAGTGGCTTTACTCTGAATCATGCCGTAAGGGTACAGGTAAGCGCCGACTTTCTCTTTGAAGAACTCAAGGCCAGCCATGTCAACACGTTCTATCACCACTTCTTCAGTTAAAGCCGTTACACTGAAAAAACCGATGTCGATGTATTGACCAGCTTGCGCATTGCTTTTTCTTACTGGGTATAAACTGTCCCCCATCGTGAACTCGATTTCATTCCAGCCATTTTTGAGTGCATGTTGCTGGTCGATTGCTGAGTCCTTTAAAGTGCTTAGAAAGAACGTTCCACTAGAATCAGCAACATAAATTGTTGCTTTATACTTTAAGCCCCTTACCAAACGATTGTTGGCAGTATCATTATTACACTGACCATTGCCAGCGGTTTTTATATTGAAACGAGTTACACCAGCTGAGTGATTAGGGATAATCTCCATGCCATTTGCAAATGCCCAACCAGTTAAGCCATTGCGAAAATCCCCATTACCCAACTCACCCTCAAACGCACGAGCAACAGCTTCGTTAACTGAGTCAGCAACATCACCATACTTAGGGTCAACTTCTTTGCTAAGGTCTAATGTAGGCTTTCCAGTGCCACGGCAGTTACCTGATGAATCAGAAACAACGGTGCCGTTTGGGGCATCGGGGAACTTGATTTGAAAACCATCATTTACCCCTGAAAATAAAACAGAAGTAAAACCCGCAACATTCATCACGGCAAAATCTTCTTTAGATGTTCCAACTGAATTAGCGTTAGCTCTTAATCTACCTAGTCGGAGGGATTGTCTATATGAATCGCTTTCATGAATATAAGTCCAAAGCCCTTCATTAATCCCCTTAATTGAAGCGGTATCTTTATGTTGTAAACCAGTATGAATAAACCCTGACGCCGCGTACTGCTCTTTATTTCCGCTGCGCATTGCATCCAAAATTGCTTTAGAAAGGGTAAAGTTGCGACCGGAGAGACTGACGATGAGGTTATTCGCTTGCTCTTCCAACTCGCTCACATCCGCGTCCATCTGGAGAAGTGTGCGTGCGGTGTGTTTTGAGTTGTCTTGCCCTTCAAAGGTAATGTTGCCGAACTTGGTTCCCCAATCTTCCAGCGTTTTAAAGTTGCCTTGCGTAACTTGGGTGGCCTGTCTTAAGGCTTGCGTGGCTGCATTGAAATCACCAAAGGTTGGCAAAACCACCGCCGAGGCATTGGCTTGGGCTGCATTACTCCAGTTAGTTCGCAGAGACAATTGCGTTGCAAACACGCCCGCAATTTCGACTGGCTGGTAATTGCCTATCAACAACGCGTCTCCCACTTTGATATTGGTGGTTTGCGTGTTGTTGACCGTCACGATTTTGCTGCCGTTCTGCACTGAGACAGACGGCAAAGTAATCCATGTCATAGCTTGCTCTCTAAAAAAAGAAACCCAGCCGAAGCTGGGTTAGTTAAATGACGTACCTTTGGGGATTAAGGTCACTGCACAAATTTTTTGTGGGATGTAATACGCTTCACCCCATGCTCCTTCAAAGCGAATTTTCATCCGTGCTTGGAACACAATTTCAAATTCCTCTCCAGGAGCAAATTCTTGTGAAACCGAAGGAAAGTAAATGTTTGACGTTGAGTATCGCTTAACTAGGTTTTCAGAAACGGTGTACATTGCGACACCATTAATTAGCACACGAACTTCCAATCCCGCCTCAAGAATTGAAGAACTGGAACCCGTACTACCACCCTTTAAAGTCGCATCACCCGTGAAGGACTGGATAACAAGCGCTGCATTTCTATCAAGTTCGTTTCTGCCAAACTGGGTAGCAAACGTTGACCATGCACCATAATTAGTGCTGGTTGGTTTGATTGGTGACTGGTTAAGGGCAACCACAGCACCACTCGCCACGTCACCAACCAACTGTTCTGTGGTCACTTTCCCTAATACAGTACAGTTTTTGCCAATCGTCAGATTGTTAAGGTAACCACCCCCTACCGAGTACACGTTGCCATTCCCCTGCAGCGAAAACACAATGTCTCCATTGCCAGTTTCCACTGAGATTACGTTGTATTCCGGCTTAGAGGCCGATTTAATGAAGACCTTGTAACCGCCTGCAGAGCCTACCTCGAGCTTTTCAACCAACGAGCCTTCTTTCGCGGTAATGGCGCCTGAAAACTCACCAAGACCACCACGCAAAATCGGCGCAACAATTTCCGTATTGGCTTTAAAGCGATCACCAGATACCGTCCCCTGCGCCAGTAGGTCACCGGGCATGATCAAGTTGGGCGTTACCCAACCCGAGCCATTGAACCGTTTGGTGGACACTTTGGTGCCTGCCACATTACGGTAGGTCAAATGCGTATCAAGTGCGGGGTTATGCTGATAAGCCGCTTTAAAATCCGCCGTTGCGGTCGCGTTGTCCGGAAAGCTGCCATCTCTCAGCGTTAAGGTGTAGAAACCACCGCCAGCGAGTGATTGGATGTCTCCAACCGAATCGAGCAGATAACCATCCCCCAATATCATCTGGCCATACATGCGTATTTTCCGACCAGACGCATCGAGATACATCAACGGCACAAACTTCCCGTTTTCCATCACCCCAAAGCGGGAATGGTTGGCCAAGAAATCAAGTGAGGACATTTCACCGGTATTGGTGTTCACCACCCCTGAGATATGCCCGTTGACATTGGTGGTTAACCCCCCTTTTGCCATCAGTTGGCCATCTTCCGTCACAAAGGCTTGCGAGAGCTGCGACACGCTCGCAGAGCCACCGTCCGCCGTGCTAATGCTCAGGTTGCGAATAAAGTTTGCCAGTGGGCCATCCACCCACGAATGCCCCGCTTGCAAACACAACACCGCGTCTTCATGCTCGGTGATGTTGCCATCTTTATCCAAGCAATAGCCGACCGCTGTTTTGGTGTAAGAGGTGGCCTTAGCGAGCATTTCGCTGTCACCATCGGCTATCTTTGCCTCAAGCTGCTCTTTGGTTTCCGCTAAAGCGCTGCTTTGGTTAGCGACCGCACGGTCCACGCGATTTAACGCGGCCTGATGAGCCCCTTGCACCGCCAACAGGTTTAAGATCGATTGTGCTTGCGATGCAATATCGTCACTGTTGGCCGAGATTTTTTGCTGAGCATAGCTAAACTGCACTTGAGTTAGCGCCAGTTCACCTTGCTGCAAAAAGTCATTGTAAGCGGCCATCAAGTCATCGATCCCGTCGAACTTACCTAACGTGTTCTCAACGTCGTTTAAGCTGCTCACGGTCTGGCTGATTTGCCCTTTCACTGCATCGATTTGTTCTTCTGCAGTATTGAGTCGATCGGACGCCTCAGCCAGTTGGTCGTCTGTTCCTCCTGGTTTTGCGTTGTAGGATGCCACCACGCTGGTGATGTTGGATTCCGCAGCATTGACCCACAACGCCGCTGAGTTGGCTTTTTCCAGCGTGTTGTTTTCATCCAACTGCTTGAGCGTGGCCGTCACACCCCAAGTTGCGTCCCAGCCATCAATCTCTTGCTTCACATCAGTGAGCGTGAGCGCGTTGCTGTCCCAATAGTCCTGAGTGACATACACCGCCCAGCGCGCGTTTGCAGGATCAAGCTCTTGCTCAACAGTGGTGACGCGATACGCAATGTCTTGTAACTGCAGTTCTGCTGCCGAAGGTTTGCCGACTTCGATAAAATCGATCTCGGCATCCATCGTCAGCGTCAACGAGGTGATCGGCCCAGTCCAGCCATTGTCGGCGTTCAGGGTTAAAATCACCGTTTCAAACGCACTGACATCACCAGGATGATTCACCTGAACGTTTTGCGTGCCACCGTTCCAGCACAACAGGCCGTTTTGCTCCGCTTTCAGGCGCAAGCGCACCACCGTATTGTCATCGGCGTTAAACTGAATGTCTGCTCGAGTAAACACACTCCCTGTCACAGTGCCTGCGGGGGTCCATGTCGCCCCTTGCCAATCTTCCGTTGACGTATTGAAGTGCCAAGAATAGGCAGGCGTCAGCGCGGCCAAGGCACCCGAAACCACCTCTTTGACTTCACTGTGCGAAGCCTTGAGTAAAATGTTGTTGGCATTAACGAGGATTGCCGCTTCGGCTTCGCTCAAACGAGCACCCGTTTCGCTCTCTACCCGTTGCACTTCTTTGGCAGTGATGGCCACCGATGCCGCCACCCCATCAATAGCGATGCCCGCTTCGGTGTATTTCGCTTCCGTGTAAGCAAATGCCTTGTTGATGATCTGCCCTGTTTCGGGATCGCGATAAACCACCGCATCCACGAGGGTTTCCCCTTCCAGCAAACGACGCTCATACTCTTGCGTCATGTTTTGCACTTGGCTGGCTAACCCGAGCACCTCTTGAGCTGCGTTCTGTGCATCTCGGTCCAATTGACCTAGCTGTTCAGAAACACCTGATAGATCGTTTTTAACCTCATCGATGGCGCTGGCATTCTCTTTGCCCGTGGCATCCACTTGGTCGAGAAAATCCTTGAGATGCGCATCCAGAATATCATGCGTGATTTTGCCATCGAGAATATCAATGATGGTTGAAGCGTCTTTGGTGGTGGTGCCTACTACATCGATGAAGGCACTGTGCCCCACCGCATTGACCGCACGCACTTGAAAGGCGTATTCGGTAGCCGGTTGCAACCCTTCGATTTGCCACGCTACCCCACGCCCACGCAGTTCCTGCTCAAACCAGAACTCGTACTCAGTGCCAAAGGCCAAAGTATGCGAATTCGGGCGCAAAATCAGATACGTATTACCCGCATCCACTTGCACCTCGAAAGGTTGCTCGGGCGCTCGGATATCGACCGTTAATACACTCCAACCCGAAGCCGCTAAAGGACCAAGAGCACGCACGGAAAACTGATACTCACCGCTTAACAAATACGGGATCGAGATGGATTCGGTTTTGGTGTTTTGCTGCCAAAGCACTTCACCCGCACCAATCAAACGCACATCGTAGCTTTCAATAAAGCCCGTCGGCGCTTTCCACGTCAGCACCCCATAACGGTCCGGTTGATCACTGAGCGAAAAAGAAAGGCCGCTCGGAGGAGCGACCTTTAAGGGGTTGGGCAGTTGGGTATCGGGGTATTCCGGCTTCGGGGGTTTGGGGTGGAATAAGTAGTGGCTCTCTTGGTATTCCACGAGTTTGAGCTTGGTTTCTTTATCGCCATACTCAATCTCACGCACCGAAAACAGCTTGGCGACCCAGCCACGCAACTGGCTCTCGAGCGTGACCACGTCCATTTCTTCCACGCGCCAGCCGACGAACGATTTAACCGAAACAGACACCGTCATGCTGTCACGGCTGACTCGAGCAAGCACTTCCGCAAACTGCAGCGCCTCGGCGTAGTTATCGATGCTGTCGACCGTCTCTTCGTGCGTCAGTGGAATGCCACCATCTTGCTCAAGCCACTGCAGGTGCAACTCGGAATCTTTCGCTGGAAACACCACCTCGTTGGTTTCCCAATTGAGATCGCGATCAGGAAAACGAATGGTCACCTGGTTGTAACGCTGATTGATGTTGAGCGACGTAGTCGACAATCCACTGCTGAGCATCGATTCCGTGATGTGCAGTACAGGCTCTTTCTGACGGTCGATTTCGATTTTGAGGCCGTTCTGCCCATCGACAATGTGACCACGACAGCTTTGCGCCAACGTTAAGAAGTTTTCTTTGAGCGGTTTTTCCGTATCTAACGCGATGTTACAGGTCATCAAGTGATGCCCATCCACGACGTTATTGCAGTACGAGATCATGGTGTCGTTAAACGCCTTGTCCCACTCCTGCGCGGGTGCGCCCATGCCGTAATCGGTGTTGGTAAAGTAGTCGAACATCGCCTCAATGGGGTTGCTCGAGCGCGCTTCAATCACTGCGCTAAAATCTGGGCGACCTTGCGGGTAGCGCTTATATTCCTTATCCATGGCCAGCTTGACGTAAGTAACGGCCAAGCCTTTAAAGTGCATCTCACTCATGTCGTCAGGCGCTTCTTCGGCAAACCACGCGGGCATGGTTTGCTCAAGGCCACCTAACTGGCTCTCGACACGCTGATTGACCGAGAACTCTCCGAACTCAGTGTAAGGACGATCATCAAATTTGAGATCGGTAATGGCCGTCACCGGACCGATACCCCACACTAAGATGGCGTAATAGGTTTCGTTGGTAACGTCATCATCGTGCAGCTCTTTAACGCCTTGGTAAACCACCACAGGCTTTAATTTGCGCTTGCCGTAAACCACGGGCAGAGATTTGTCGGTACCAAAGCGAGTTACAGAGACACCACCGCGCTCTTCACCCCGCTGGTTTTGCATCTTTTTGGCTTGGCTGTACGACCACGCAGCACTGGCAATGGCCACCACATACGCTAACCAAATTTGCCACACCATAGATTAACCTCCGGCCTTACCTGCCCAATAGATGGTTTCTGCCGCTTTGGCAGCGAACTTAAATGGATTGTCGTTAAGAATGCGCTTCGCGTGAGACATGGGGGAGGTGCGCCAAACGTTGGCTTTCTCATACTCCGCCCAACGGCTGGCTGCTTTGAGTTCAATCTGAGCGCGATCGTCGTTGTCCCCTTTGCCCACGACTTTGCCACGCCATACGGGTTCAACATGCAGCACTTCATAGTCTTCGCTAAGATGGCAACGCATGACGGTCACCGGACGCTTATACACATCCGTGCCCAAAATGGTTTGTACGATCGCCTGATTGGTCATGCTGAACGCGAACTTCACTTCACCAACGCGAATTTCCGCATGGCGAGTGAGCTTATCCAGCCCCAAAAACGCCCCGCTGGACGCATACTTGAGCCCACCATGCTCAATGTCAAAGCCCGCATCGGTGAAGTAGAATGGATTTTCTAAATCGAATTTCACTAGGTGAGCCACAATGACGTGACCACGTTCGAGTTGTTCGATAACCGCTTGAGGTAACGTCTTCATAAGAATTCAATAAACTCCACTTTGGCGTAAGTAAATCGTGAAGACCCCGCTTTGACTTCAAAGCTTTGTGGCCGAGAGCCGGGTTTCTTGATCAAGGTGAACTCCGCACCAGTTCCAATGACCACATCACCTGCAGAGAGAGATTTTTTAAGCGGTGAATTGAGGGTTAAGGTGCCCATACCTGCATGATTGGTTAGGACATCCTCACAAACCATATAGACCTTGCCATGGTTAGCAAAGTTGATCAGATCTCCCGACTTCAACCAAGTCACATTTGAGGGTGCGTTGTACGCCACTACCTCATGCAAACCCGCTTTCGTTTCCATCGCTAACGCATTGCCGCCTACCCCACGAATTGTACTGAGGTAAGGCGGTTTCCAACGGAAAGAACGTCCGGGTCTGAGCGATTCAAATAAGGCCCATAACTCACGATGCTTATCAAAATCTCGGACCCTATCAAGAGACACCGAGGTGTAATTCAGCTCGTATCGGTGACTTGGGATCTCAATCACTTCAACATGTAGATTAGGGCTGCTGTTGCTGAACTCTGGATACACCGAAATCAATTGGACCTCTTTGCAATAACGGCTTAATCCCATTAGAAAGACTCCCCTAAATCATTTTTGGCTGAAACCACCGCGTTATAAATGGTGTCTCGATGATTCATTAGCGCCTGCTCCATGTCTCTGGCGTCGATCGCTTGAATCGTGAACTGGAAGGTGTCACCGCCCGAGGCAACCGAGCGACCGCTGGTCACTTGGTCATACATGCTGTCCAGTTTGCGCGCAGACTCATTGGTGTAAACGCGCTCCCCTTTATCCAACAACCAAGTACCTTCACGCGGAATAGACTCAATACCACTGTGCGCCATACCCGCAATGGCTTGACCAGAGGCAATACCCACCGAGGCGTAGCCCATGGTGCGGATAAAACCAGACATAACCGGACCGACATACGGCCCCAACGTTAACGCTTTGGTTGCCGCCTCTTCGGTCGCCATGATCATCGAAGGGATAGCCGCCGCTTTTTGCGCTGCAAACATGACTTTGTAAGCACGGCTGCTCTCTTTACCACCGTCTTTTAACGCAGACAGAGTGATGTTCATCTGCTGTGAAGTGAAGCTGAGCAAGTCACTGGCCACTTGTTGGTTGTACTGCTTGCGCTTCTCCGCTTCTTTGTTTTCGATGTCCGTTAAACGCGCTTGATGCTCTTCCCAAAGCACCTCGCGGTTGAGGAAATACTGGTTTTCCAGCTCTTGCTGAAGCGTCTGATTGCCTTCGGCTTGAGAGTAAGCTTGGCTAAACTGAGTAGCGAGCAGCGACTTGCGGTCCTCGTAGGCAAGCTCTTCTTCCCTAAATACGGAATTCGCACCAGCTGCAATGATCTCAATTTGACGCTGTGAGGCTTGCTGCTGTTGATTGAGTTTTTCTAGCTGGCTCTCTTCAAATTGCTGCTTTTCTTGGGCAAAGTTGGCCTTTTCTTTCTCTCGATAGGCGGATTTCACCGCATCAATGGATGCGTAACCTCGCGCCATGATCTCTTTCTCAGAGAGTTGCATGGCTTCGATTTCGGCCAAACGCTGCTCATGCGCAGCTGCCATTTTCTGATAGTCGCTGGCGTACAGCGAATCGAGACTGGTTAACCGCTTCGCCCCCTCTTGCTGATCTTTGGTTTCCGTCAAGAGTCTAGGCGGCAAAGGGGTCACGGGTTTGCTAAGGCCCGGTGGTGTATCATTTCTGCCGAGAACATCTTTCTCGTACTGATTTTGATACTTGTCCACCAGCGCCTGCAAACGCGCATATTCATTCGCAAGCTTGGTCACCTTGGCTTGCGCCGTATCGACCTTCTTACCAAATCCCGCATTGGCGAGATGGGCTTGCATTGCTAGGTCACCCGACGCTCGTTGCTGGACTCGCTCTAAACCTTCCAGCTCATTTCGCGCCCTTTCCAACAAAATGGCGGCAGTTTTGGCTTCGGATCTTGCATCACCTAATTTGCTTAAAATGCCACTTTCGGTTTTGGGGTTGTTGTTCATGCTGTCAAACAGCGTTCCCCAATAATCCACGGCCACCGTTAGCTTGTCCGTGAACCAGTCGATCTGTTGGCTTGAGCCCACCACGGCATTCGCAAAGGACCGTTCCATCTTTCGGCTCACTTCATTGAACTTTTGGTCCATTTGCTTGAATTTCTCGATGTCATAATCCGACATCGCGACATTGAGCTTGTCGTAGCGCTCCGTTAGCTCGTAGAGCTTTTTACCGTTATTTTCAAGCAATGGCGTCAGTGCTGACGCTTCATCGGCAATCGACTCCAGATAGAAAATCTGCTCTTTCATCGGCACATTGGCTTGGTCTAACGCATTTTTTACGGCGACCAGAACTTCTGAACTCGATAAACGCGATAATTCTTGAGCTGTGATGCCGACCTGTGGTGCGATATTCTCAAAGAAATCCTTAAACTCACCACCGCCCGTTTCTAAAAAGTCACCTAACTTGTCGTTGGTGTCTTTAAGAATGTCGGCCATCTTGTCGCCGTTGATGTTGTATTGCTGCGCGGCGTAAGACATGGCTTGGATTTCTTCAGCAGAAACCTGAGCCACGTTCGCCATTCGCTCTATTTCACGCGCCTGCTCGGCCTGACGAGTGATGAGATAGCCGGTGGCCCCCACCATCGCGCCGACCATCCCTGTTACGGTGCCAGAGACCTTTAAAAAGTTTTGACCTGCCGATTTGGCATTGTCAGCGGCATGCTCGAGTGATTTGGTTAACGTGAGATTTTGCTCATTGGCAGCGTGGGCTTCCTTGGTGTAGCCACGCAGCATCTTTTTGGCGTAATCAACGTCTTTCTGGAATTTCACCGTATCCGCGTTAAACCGCAGATTAAAATCAGCTATCTGGGCACTCAATGCGTAATCCTCCTGCGGCAGCAGACATATCCATCATTTCTTCATCGCTCATGTCGCGATCGTCGGGTACATAATTGGGTAAGAATTCAAGGAAAGTTCGTGGAGGGTCGAGCTTGATGCCTGCGGCAATGGCGGTGATATTCCAGTTGTTTGCACAAGCCACCGCGTGGCGGAAGTTGTCCATGTCACGGCTAAAGCCATGCTTGCTAAAATGCGCTTTCCACTCAATCACGGTTTCAGCGCTAACGGAATGCAGCATGGCCCGCCAATCTAACTGCTTAAATTCAATCGCGAGCGCTTGTGCAAACTCACGCTCTGCCGTGACTATGGCTTTGGGTCCATGGACACATCAGAGGTTTCACCTTCTTTTGGGACCGTGGACACATCAGAGTCGTCCAGTTCGATTGTCATTCCCGAAAGCAAGGCGATTTCGTCATGCAACTGAGCGATCGCGGTATCCGAGAACCATTGCTTCACTGTCTCATGGCGCTCATCAATATCATCACTTAATTCGTCATCTACAAGGCCATAAGCGACTAAACGGGACTGCCCAAGATAAGTGATTTTCTTCCAAGCAAACTCGCTCGCTTGCAGAGCATCTTGATAGTCTTTTTGCTGTTTTTCGCTCAGTTCATCTACGCGAGGACGAATAGGAATAGCGGGTTCTTCTAACGATGAGAGGAATTCAAAGAACTCAAAACGCTCCAACCCAGAAAGCTGACGGATGGCAATGTCATTGCCATCTATCTGAACACTCTTCTTTTTCAAGTATTTCATGTGTCACCCTTACTCAACTGGAGCTTCGGCGGAAGCTTGAGCCACTGAAGCGAGAATTTCTTCTGCCGTCTTTGGTTTGCCCACTTTCTTGATCTTGATAGCACGAGTCATACGCTCTTTCTGAGCAACAGCTTTGCCCCAACCATTGATGTAACCATGGTCGATGTCGACCGTACCATTAGGATACTTGGTGCGGTAGTAGGTTACTTTTCCATCCACCACATCTTGGTAGAGCTGCTGCTGAGCTGTATCACCCGGCATCCACGCTAATGTTAGCGAGAGTTCACCTGCCGATTTTTGCCCCGGCGCAGTAGTCGTCCAATCTGGATTGACATCGTCGAGGTACTGATCTTCTTCGTCTTCAACCGTCACTTCACCTGGCTGAATTTCTTTCACTTTAGCGATAAGCGTCCACTGTTCATCAGCAAGCAAATCGGCGATTTGGCTGAGGTCGGCGGAATCTTTCAAGCGCCAAAAGGTGGTGCCTGCCCCTTTCGTCGGGGTAGTAGTAGGGTTTGGGGTTGCCATATCTAGATCTCTTCGGTGTATTCAATGGTAAACAGTAAGTCGAGCGTTCCCCATGGCTGCTCATCATCACGGCCATAGTCAAACGAACGACGGTTGCAAAGGCTCAATAGGCCATTGGCGTCGTAATTCGTGCCTATCAAAGAGAGGATTTTCTCTCCGAACGCATCAAGCTCTGGGTCAGTATCGTTATCGGCAACGAGATAGACTCGTACCGTCATGATTGCCTGCCACGTGATTTCGTCTAGAGACTCTTCCGTGCTTTGTCCATCGGAGATAGCGACCGCCACTGCAGGGATATCACCATCATCCTCAATTTCTGGCACTTGAATAAAACTTGGAGAGCCATTAAAAAAAGCGGCGACCATTGGGTCACCGGAATCCGTCACCATGCCGACGGTTAAGTCGCTGATCACCTGTTTTCGAATGCGATTATTAATTTCCACGTCCTACCTCTCTGCGAATGACCAGTCTCACTTGCTGCTTCATGGCGCTGACTAGCTCTTTCGGCATGTCTGTCTTCATCAATAACTGGCTGTTTTTTTCAAATGCTTGAGTGATTTCTTTCACAATAGGCACTTTGCACACTTTAATTGGATAACGCGCATCACTGGTTCGCTGCATTATGTGCCAGCGACCATTGTCGAGCTTTTGTAAAAAAGCATTCTCGAACTTATGGCGACCCACGACGATGGCGGTGTTACCTGCATGCTCTCGCTTTTGAAAACGCCCATTTTTGCCGCGAACCACCTGACTCACCATGTACTTGCCTTTTTTGCGGCGAATTTGTGTTCTCACGGTATCAATAGCGATGGCCGGGACATCAAAACGCTTGACTCTCACATAAGCAACAGGGCGCTTTGCCGAGGCTTTGAAAACACTTGCACGAGGCCGGATGACTTTTTGCTTAATTCGTACCGCTTTTGCGGTGTCTTTGACAGACCGAGAGATGGCTCGGGTGGCGATGCGGTTAATCGCCATCGCGCTGGCTTTCGGTACTGCACTTCCTTGCAAAGCGGAAAGGTTTTTAACCGCCCGTGCTAAATCTCGGTCTAAATTCATAAGATCACCACAATGTTTCCGCTATCGGGATAAGGACCACTGGTGACAACGAGTTCGCGACCATTGCTGACAAACAGAATTTTGTCGCCTTTTCTTGGTCTCACGCCATCGGAGGATTTGAACGATAATTTTCGAACTAATCCTGCCATTGCGTCGAACTCATTAGGTGATTCATCATAGATAGCTGAAACAGCTTCGCCCCCGTTGATTTGCACCGATACGCCAAAGGCGGACCAAACGGTGTCATCGACTTGCGCCATGGCTCGGTCAAACTCGTTATCAAACATAGTTAGCCCTTCAGTTGAGCTCGAAAAGCGGCCACGTTGGCTTCAATAGCATCAATCGCAGCTTGTTCTTCCAAATACTCTTCACCACCTTGTTTAACGGTGATACGACGACCATGGGAAATGCATTCAAATGTCTTTAAAGCAAAGACTAAAACATCGCCACTTTCATCGCTGACGACTTCTACCGTTTCGTCATCGTTAATTAACGCAACGTCTTCATGCAGATCACCGGCCATGACCAGCACGTTTTTTTCAGAAGGTACCTTACCCGTTGTCGCATTCCCTTCGGTTGTTTCTTCACTGGAATCCGCGTCAAGGTTGTGCTCAATTGTCGAGTCGATGTCGTCATTTTCATCACCTTCATCTGGCAGCTTGGCTTCCAGTTCATCAATGATGCCGTTGAGCTGCTTTTCTGTGGTTTTATCCGTGTACTGAGGCTCATTAATCCCCAGTTCTTCGCAAAGCGCGTCTATTCGCTTTTGCAGCATTTCTTTGTTTGTCATGATCGTTTCTCAATAAAAAATGGGGCCATGGCCCCATTGAATGAATGAACGTTGAATCCCTAGCGGTTATTCAGCGACTTTGACTACCACAACGTGGTTCACGTCGATGAGGAACATACACGGTGCAGACTCGGTTTTGGTGTAGCGAATTTCCGGATCGCCGCCTTCGGTCCAGTCTTTAACGTAGCGCTCAGCTTCGTCCACCCCTTCTTTTTGCGCCGACAAATCTTGGATTTGGCCATACATACGCGCACCACGAATGTTGGCATTGGCAAGAATAAGGTGGTAATCACGCTGCACTTTCTGCGTGTTGCCGCTTCGGTCGGTGTACTCTTCATTGACGACAACGATCGTAACATCACCGATCTGACCTTTGATGCTGACGGTTTTACCCAAGTCTTTCAGTGATGTTTCCAGCACGGAGTTAGAGCCACGGCGGGTTTCCAGCTTCTCGTTGAACTTCTTGAACTCACGCATCAACGCCCATGTTTTCGGGTCCGTGATCAGTAAGTTGGTCAAACCGTCCGACTCTTGTGCCCAACGCTCAATATCGGCTTCAATGTCGTGAGTATCTCGGTCGCAGTTGATCCACATTGCCGCACCAATCAGGGCAATGTTGTTGCTTGCGCGGCGACCTGCGTCGATTTCATACGGCTTCTCGATGAAATCGCTTTCGATGATGGTTTTGCCGTCGTACACCATTTCTGCGCACATCAGTTCTTCACGGTCACGGATTGCTTGCTCTTCCATATCGAGGTTCTGCATCACAATCGCGTTTAGACGATCACCCGCACTCATTTCCCCTGTTGTTTTCTCTCCAGGGCGACGTTTCACGGCTTGGTTTGCCGTTACCGCGTGCTTAGATTTGACGTAAGCGGGCTGGAAAGAGGAGGTTTTGAAGCCTTGGTTTCGGTCAATCGCCGCACCAATCATCGGCGAGCAATACGCCGCAATCTTGGTTTTGTTTGGGATCATATCCAGATCGACTTTTTCTGTGCTGAAAGTGTAGCTTTCACGGAAAAAGATGCGCTGGAAAAAGTTATCACGGCGAATACCGGCTTCCTGAATAGCGCCAAGCAACTCGCGTGTGGTGAAATTTTCTGCCATGAGGGTTTCTCTACTGAAATTTTTAAAAAAGACGACGATTAAGCTTCGTCGTCTACGTAAATTGCGCTACCAATAAATGCGGCACGCTTGGCTTTGTCGGTATTTACCGCTTCCGGCCAATTAACAAAGCTCGTGCGAAAGCCACCTTGTACATAAATCACAGCGGTTTGGTCTGCACCAGAAGCTGTGACCTCACGCGCAGCCATCGCCACAGCTTTGCCCGGCGTGCCGTCCCACTTCACGAGTGTCGCAGCATCCGTGGTATCAACCATTAACGGGGTGAGCTTAGGAAACACAGCACCTGCTTTGATCGTGCCACGAATCGTTACTGGGGCACTGAGTAGGTATTCATCTGGGTTGTATTCTGTAACGTCCATTCCCTATTCCTTAATCAATACGAGAGAAAGATGAAGCCAAACGGCTGATGTTTTTTTGCTCTTCGGAGGCTGAGCCTGAACTCACGTCTTGTCCGAGCATTTCGCCATGTTCTGCACCAATAGCGGCGAGAGCAGCTGCGTTGGCATCCGGCGTGGATTTGCCTGCTACCGCCAAAATATTCTTGGCTTCTTCTACCGATAGGCTAGTGCCACTGGCGAGTTGCATGGCAAGATCTTGGCGACCTTCCGCCTCTGGTAAGGCAAGAATGCCCATACAGCGTTCACGCTCCGCTTTTGCAGCATCTGCGCTGGCTACAACGGGATCTGGCTCTGGCGATGCCGCTAGAGCAGCAGATGGCACGATCACGGTACCTTCCATGTTTGGTGCTTCAGCCGGAGTGGTGGCGGAGTTAGCATCCGCTGATGGTCCTTGAGCTGCGTTTTCGTGTGTTGGATGTTCGACCGACATAACGGCTCCCATATCGACGGTGGTTGATTGACGCTTGAAGTGTTCAGACATAATCTGAACTGCATCCAAGCCATTGACGACTTCATTGGCGAAGCCAATGTCCACTGCAGCCTGACCTTCGTAAGTCTCGGCTTCGGTGGCTAATACTTTTTTGACATCGACGCCCATGTAGGCGGCGGCTTTACTGGCAAACATTTGACGATTGCTCTCTAGCTCTTTCTGCCACTTTTCGCGTACATCTTTTGGCAACGCTTGGTAAGGGTTGCCGTCCGCTTTATGGCTACCTGCGGTAATGAGGGTGATTTCGACCCCCTGTTGATCAAGCATTTTCTCGATGTTGGTGTGTGCCATAATGACGCCCACCGACCCAGCCACTCCGGTTTGAGTGATGAGTCGGCGAGAGCAAGCGCTGGCGACCATTTGCCCGGCACTGCAGTGCATGTCGTAGCCGAGTGACCAAATCGGTTTGATTTTTCGGTATTCGGCAATCTTGTCGGCTAAATCAAAGCATCCAGCCACCATGCCACCTGGTGTATTCATATCGAGCATGACCGCTTTAACTTCTGGGTCGGCCAGTGCTTCGCGTAGCCGATACATAATCCCGTCATAACCTGTCATCCCTGAATACGGTTTGATGTAGCCGTATTTGTGAACCAGCGAACCGTCAATCGGGATCACGGCAATGCCATTGACCACTTGATAGCTGCGCTCAGTCGAACGACGTGGCGAAAACGACGAGGCTTCTTTTTTCATATCAGCGGCGCGAAGCACATTGCCTTCGATATCGACAAGCTGCTGAACATTGCCAAGGCGCTGACTCAGGGCCGAGAAGAACGTCCTTGCATACCCGGCTTCCAGCGCCAACGGGCGGTTAAAAGCGGCGGTAATTAGGTTTAAGTGGGAGGTGTTATTCATTGGACCCCTCGTTAGGATTATCTGGTGCCAACGCTTGCAGCTTCATCCAGCTTGGTGGCGGCAAACCTTTAGATTTTCGCTCTTCCATCTCTGCGACCTGTTGTTCAAAGACTTCTTGGTAATCTTCACCCAGCAGCGCCAGCTCTTTCTCGTAGGTCGATAACCCGCCGTCGATACGAAGTAAGGCTTCTTTCACTTCTTTCAAGCCGTCGATGGCCAAGCGACCTGAGCCAATCCAGTCGGATTTGGTCCAAGCATGGCGACGTTCCCAAAAGCTATAACGCGCGTTGCGAGGCAAGGTGATGTAACCGCGCAGCAGCATTTCTTCGAAAATCAGCGTAAATATTTGACTAGCGAATCGGTTGGCGATGATTTTTCGTCGCCCCATAAAGTAGCGCCACGAATCGTTGTGCGCGGCGCGAATGGTGCTGTAAGACATCTGCGAGTAGTTGCGCGAGAGCTGAGCGTAATCGACACCTGTTCCTGCGGCGATGTAGCGCAATATCGACTGCTCTAAGGCAGAAAAGCCGTTGTCGGCGTTGCCTGCGTTGTGCAAGTTGATTTTGTCGCCGGGCATCAAATGCGGCAGTTTCACACCGTTGAATTTGATTTCGTTACTCGCGTAGTAATCGCCATAGGCCATGAGCATGCGCTCTATGACACCATCTTGACTCTCTGCGCCCCACAAATACTGCATCGCTTGATCTGTGCCGAGCTCGGACTCGATACTGGCAGCGTACATGGCGTTGACAACGGCCCGTTGCAAGGTGGTGTTTTGCAGCGTATCGAGCATTTTGAGCTGCTCTAAGCTGGACAAAAACCGATTCACACCCCGCGTTTGGCCACCTTCGTTGGGCTCAAAGATATGGATAAATCCCATTCGGCCCGAGGAGGTGACTTTCTCAATGCGTCGCCATGTCTTCGCCATGCCAAAATTGTCGGCCCCTTGTTCGACGTAGTAGGCAATCGGCGCGTTGTGTCGATTGACTTGCACGCCTGCTCGACATTCTGGTCGGTCACGTCCGTGATTCGGGTTGGTGACTTTACGCGGCGACACCATGCGAATAGCGGTGGAAAACGGTGAATGGCGATCATTAATCCATTCCGGTTTGGCCATGATGTCGCCCGTCATGGCATGCGTTTCTACCGACTCGCGCATCATCATGGTGAAAGTTCGGCGGCGTTCGGCGTCGATAAAACAGCTTGGGTCTTCGGCAATATCACGAAAGATAGCTTCGACCTCTTGCACAAACCCTTTGTCTGGCTGAATGCCGAGCAAGCGCCAGTTTGGCTTGTAGCTCAAACGAAACTCAGAGCCGATGATGTGATCTTTATGAAGCTGGATGCCATTGGCCGCAATGCCGTTGTTACGCACAACATCATCGGTTCGTGCATTGGCTTGTTTCATCACGGGAAGCAGCGCGGCATCGGTGGAACGGGCGGGAGGATTCCACCCTTTGAGCTGACCACCAAACCCCACACCGCCCGCTCTAAACACCGCTTCTCTCAAGGGTGTCTGACCGTCTGCGGCCAGAAGTCCGGTCTGTTTCATTAGAATCCTACTCTTGCTGGCCCACGACGACGTACATTAGACATCCCAAGCTGAGCTCTAAGATCGTCAATGTAAGCGCGAAGCTCATGAATGTTTGCTCGGCTGTAATCCACCCGACGGTCCCCTTTTTGAATGGAGACGGCTAGGCTTCCTGTTTGCAGCTTGTGATAAGCGCTTTCCGCTTCGTTTAGCCTTTCTTGTAATGTCATCATCCACCTTTTAGACGTGCGGCAAGATCAGCAATGCTGCTTTTCTTGCTCACTTGAACGGGTTTCGGTTCGTCCAGAACGTAACCAAACTTTTGTACGAGAATGTTGAGTGCCGCGTAGGCGTAGTTCCAGCCGTCGAGCGCTTCATCAAAGGCGTGATACTGCTTTATCCATCGCCATACCGTGCGGCCATTTCGGTCGTGCTCCAGCTTTTTATTGGCCGAGCAGAGCTGCTTGAAAAACTCGTCGCTGGCCAGCTCCTCATCCAATGGAAAGTGGACACAACCGGGAACGGGCTCAGAGCCTTTCGGCGCTAAGCAAAGCCGACTGTAAAGGCGCTGCTTAATGCCATCGGTACCAAGCCGCGTGAGATAGACTTTCTTGACGTTTTTCTTGCGTGGAAAATTCTGGATCGGTTTGCCATATTGGTTTTCACCCTGAATAGGGATCACCCACATGACGCCATTTCGGCGGCTCATTTCGTAAACGTCGTCGGTCTTGTGACCCATTGCATCCCAGCACCAGAGACGCACATCCATCTCGATGCCGTTGCGCTTTTTGTAGGTACTGTGCAGCTTGCGTGTCGCGGCGTCTTTGAGCACTTGGCTGGATAGGTCGCCCAACAGCACAATGTGATCGATAAGCCAGCACTCTTCACCCGCCCCCCAAGCCCAGACGAACATTTCTATCCGGTCATCTTGGGTATCAATACCTCCGGTCAGCACAGTGGCTCTGTCCGGTACTGGATTACTTGATCTGTCGCCAGCCCACCAGATTTCCCGACGTGACTTGAGCTCTTCCCAGTCCAGCTTGTCGCCGTTCTCTCCTTCCCAAAGCTCGCCGAGAAAGACGTTAACGAAAGTTTTTAGCTTGGCGGGGTCTTTGTATCTGGTGAGATATTCCCGAACTAAACCGACCCAACCGTCTGTCATAGTGGTGTTGTAAGCCGCCCAACAATGAATACCGACGCTCACCGGCACCGGAATCGGATTGTCCTCACTGTCAAAAAAGTGTTCGCCATCTTGCGTCCATGTGAGGTCTTCGGCTTTCCAGCGCCCTTTTAGTTCCATGGCTTTCAGCTGCGGGTAGTAAATCGCTTGGTGGCAGTTGCAGCATTGGTAGTGTGCGGTTCGCGCTTTCTCTTCGATGTTATGGCGCGTGTTGTCCCATTTCATTCCAGATGGGGTATCTTTACTGCCCCACTCCAGCACCTGCTCATAGTCGCAATAGGGGCATGGCAGATAGAATCGAAAGGTGATGTTCATTTCCAACATCAATCGCTCGATATGCGATTCACCACGATTGGTCGGGGTCGTCCCCCAGCGCTCCATCGGAAATGCGGCACCTTCGAGTCGGGTTCGCGCTAGGGAGATCGGGTCCCCTTCTTTTCCGAGTTCCCAATCCCAGCCATCGACTTCATCCCCAAACAAGGCTGTTTTGGTTATGCGACGCATGTTCTTGGGCGTTGCAGCACCAAGAATGTCGAGTATCCACCCCAGACCTACTTTCTTTTTGGTGGTGTTGTTCTGATCTTTGGCAAAAAGATAAGGAAAGATTTGCCGAATAATCGGCATGTCTGTCCAAGCCCCATCGATTTCGTCGATGCAGAAGTTTTTTGCATCATCATCGGTGGGTTGATAGATCACGGTATTGGCTTTGTATTGATGCAACAGACAAGTGACTGCCGCTATCATCATTTTGGACCAACCAATACGCGCAGATTTCTGGAAAGCTAATCGCCGAATTGAGCGATTGCACATCATGTTTAAGATGGCGACTTGGAAAGGTAATGTGACCCAAGCGCCCTCCTCTTGCGAGGAACCTGAGGCTAAGCGGTAATGTTTGTTAGCCCACTCTGCGCCACTAATCGGTGGCGTCTTCTTCAAGACTGTTAAACCACGACGAACCGATTTCCGGATCGCTGTCAATGTAATCGGAGAGATCGGGTTGGACATCGGAACACTCATTACAAACCGCGATAATTTCTTCCTCCAGAACAGAGACCGCTTCAGGCGGCATGTCTAGCCAAGATTTTTTCATCTTGGGAATCAAACTATCTAGGCGGGACCGGACTTGCGACGCCACTTGTCCAATGACATCGGGAATAATTTCAACAGGTGCGTAGAACTTTTCAAAGGTCAGGCGCTTGGCGCGCATCATGGCGACGGTTTCATCCAACTTGTCGAGTTCGAGCTCTTTTTTGCGCTGCTCGTAGTTTCTTGGATCATTTTTCTTATCGGTTTCCGCTTTTTGATCGGCACTTTTTGACTGCCTCAGGTATGCGTTATAGGCATGATTGCAGACCAGAGGATCCATGCCTCCACGACCTTTAGCTGCGGGTAAGATCCCTTGCTGGATAAGGTTTCGCACCTGTCTGTCGGATATGCCAAGGAGTTCCGCTATATCCGACTGCGTGAACTTTTTGTCTGGATTGAATAGCTGACTCATTCATGTTTTTTAACCGGAAACCGGAAACCCCAATTTTGAAAAAAAATTTTAGCGAGCGACTTTCTGCGAGGCTGCACCCCCGTGGAAGCTCAGGGTGCCCGAAAGGACCCATGCTCTGTAGGCTGGCACTGCGTCGCAATGTATCCCTGTAAATATCTGATTTTTAGCATGTTATCGGAAATCATTTGTCGGAGACGTAGATAATCTTGTTCAGCTCTTTCACTAAGTCGTGCGGTGGCTGCATCGCCCACGCTTCTGGTGGTATCGGTGCTGGGCACTGCTGCTGGACAATCTGCCTTGACGTACACCCGCTTAGAAGCGACACGCAGATCATCGCGAAGAGCATCCATTTCTTTCTGTGCATCAGCCATCTCCTTGCTGTGTTTGATACTCAGTTCATTGAACGATTGGATCTTGTCTTGCTGCATCTCATTCAACGCAATCAGTCCATCTCGCTCCACGGTCACTTGGTCACGCTGCTGCTCAGCGCTAACCCGTCTCTCTTTCTCAATAGCATAAAGCCCAGAGACAGACGCCAGCGCGGCGAGGGTAACCACAACCGAGGCCAGCTTTAGTGCAGATGTAGATTGCATACCGCTTCCTCAACCTCACGTCGTGTTATTAAGCCTTTCCACTTTCTGCCCCCGGCATAAACCCAGCGGTGGAGCTCATCACACGCCAAAGCAATATCCCCACTGTTCAGTTTTCGAAGTAAGGTAGAACGGGCAAACGCGCCCACACCAACGTTGTAAGTGAACGAGTACAAGGCCGCGCGTGTCGCTTCTGGAATTGCGATTCGGATAAGTGGGTCTACCTGCTGCTTCACCACCGCAAGGTCCTGCGCTAAAAGCTGCTCACACTCGGCCATCGTGTAGGTTTTCCCTTCAACAATGTCTGGCCCGGTATGGCCATAACACACGGTCAGCACCCCTACCACATCTCGATACGGTTTGAGTTCAATCCCTTCAAGTGGCTTCACCATCGACGCCGAGATAAGCAGGGCGCTCGCGCCAGTAGCAATCAACGCCAGCAGAGAATTACTTAGCTTGCTCATCGCCATACTCCGCAATAAAACGTTTCTTCTGCCAGTAGTTATTAATGAAAGCCGTGAGCAACATGCCCACTAAAGCGATAATGACCATATACACATCGGTCGAGATAGAGCCGAACACACCGATAAGGCCGTTCCACCAGTAGGATAGAGAACTGGATACTTTTTCATTCATACGCATGCCCACCCCCTGCTGGAGTGTCCTGTTATTTGAGATGGAAAGGGAGAAATTGAGGTATAAAAAAACCGCCAGATTGGCGGTTGTGAAATCTATGTATACTTATCCATACTAGATATATATACATTAATGTGACCCGTTTTGTTTTGCAAGCTCTTGTTTGAATAATGTGCGCGCGGCTTTATCGTAATTCATCAACAGCGTTCGAACTTGCTCAACATGCTTAGCCCATGAATCCCAATGCGTTTGGTAATAACGTCTGCGCTGGTTCTCAAATTGCTCAAGGGAAATATCGCGCTCTAACATCGTCGCGTGGAACTGCTCAACATCATGCGCCACCAGCAAATGAATCAAATAACAGCGCGTGACTTTCGGCTGATACGCCAACTCACCGTTGGTATGATTCACCGACGCACCTTGCAACTGCTCAAGAGCAAATCCACCAGCGACCACAGCAATAATGGCCGCCATACGTTCAAACGTCTTTTGCTGGATAACCATTCCAGACTCAGCAGAGAATAATGCCCAGTCATTCAGTACCGTTTGTAAAAAGCGTTTCTTATTTTCTGAAGCATTCCAAAGTGGGGAAGCGTAGGCAAACATGCACCAATCAGAAAGATGCTGCGCCGAATGTTCCATGCGATCAACCGCCGCCAGCACCTTCGCTCCATCCAACTTTGCACCAATTTCACGATCAGCTGCTCCAAAGCCTCCGCCACCAGCGCCAATGTTGTACTTAGCGCGAACGCCTTCAGTGGCCATACCAATCGCTGCAGGCATTCCCCATCGTTCTACGTGAGTAACCAAGCCCATAGCATCCTCCCTAGACTATCCAGAAAAACCAAATATACTGTATATAATCACAGTATATTGGAAGTTTAAGAATGTTCCAATCAATCCTCGTAAATAAATCAAACCTGACGACGATGGCTTGTGACGTCAGGCCAAACAATGAGCATTAAGCCACCGCTTACGTAATGGAAAAAAGTAGCCATTATGTGGCAGCACCTTTTGGCGGCTCTATCTGCACTAAAGACTCATCCGGGCTGAAGCGGGTAAAAATCATGTTTATCCATGCCCTATGTACAGACCCAAACGGGAAAGAGATCAGTTATATCGTCCCAGAGGGACACTACGTTGTGGGCATCTACTCTGGTGATCGTGTTTTCATATTAGTTGAGCAAGGGAGAGTGCAGCATGAAATATACCGGCTGAAAAGCGGCATCAAAGACAATGTCGTGTACATCAGTCAACGAAAGTAAAAAGGCCACACCGCTTTCATGGTATGGCCCGCAAGCGAAGGTGAAACATTGGATTTAGTTTAGTTCTCACCCCAAGAGTAGCACTTTCATCTCCAGCGAAAAGCACCCAACCCAAGTATTTACGAGGAGCGTAATATGTGTGGAAGACTAAATGTAATTGACGACCCACTCAGTCGTATTGTTTGTGACCAGCTTGGCATGCGCTTCTCTGCCACGACCAATCGAGATTTAAAGCCAACCCAAATCGTATCGACAGTTATTGGTACAGATAACGGATTCCAACAGCTCGACCTCCCATGGGGCACTAAACCACATTGGTCAAAGACGCTACTTATTAATGCACAGGCTAAAACCGCCAATATTAAACCTACGTTTCGAGATGCTTTTCACTCTGCCAGAGTCGTCGTCCCCTGCTCTGGGTGGTATGAGTGGACAATGGTTAATGGCAAAAAAGAAAAGCTTCTCTTTCAAGCAGAAAACTTACCTGTTCTCTATATGGCAGGGTTAGCATTGAACAATCGGAGCGAACTAGTCACCTTAACCACCGCCCCCACACCTGAGTTCGCTCAGTATCATCACCGCATGCCTCTTATACTGGAGGGAGACGACATAAATGAATGGTTATTGGAAAAAAGATGTTCTCTCCTTTTTTCTATCCGCACATCGCCTGTAAACATAGTCAGTATGCATATAAAGGATCACAAAATTCATTGACAATGACAATTTACAAATATTAGAATTTATTTAACCTTTTTGGTTGAATTGAATAACCTTTAGAGTTATATTCTTATGGTAGCCCATATTCACACACACCAAGGGCTCGGGAGGCAACAAAATGGCACTTACAGAATTTGGCAAGACAGTTCGCAAAGCACGTATAGACGTAGGTTACACACTAAAAACCATGTCTAAAGAGCTAGATACGTCGGCAGCTTTTCTGAGTGGCTTAGAAACTGGTAGTAAAAAAATATCTAAGGATTGGGTTAAAAAAATTGAGGAATTTTTTGCATCAAAAGATCACCCGATTTGCAACCTAAATCAATTGGCTGACGTAGCTAACGAAAGCGTTTCACTCAGTGGCCTTTCACAACAACAGCAAATGCTTGTCGCAGGATTTGCAAATTCTCCATTTACTCCGGATGAATTGAAGAAGTTTGCGGCTTTCCTTGAAGAAATAAACAAGCGCCATGGAGAGTAATGAATGCAAGAAGCTTACCGACTGCGAGGGAACCGGGTGCAACCTGTCACTCTAAGTCATATTTGTAACGTAGCGAACAATGTAGGGAAGGCGTTCGGATTTAATAAGCGAAACAAACATAAACTGGATGAAGTGTTTGAAACTCTCTTTAAGTTGGGGGTTATTCTGAATGTAGTTGATGACAGCGAATGGTTTTTTGTCACTAAAGGCCACTGTGACCCCAGTAAAGCAACTATAAGCGTTCCCCAATCAATTTATGATAACGCCTGTATTGGCGAACGGGATGCTTTAGCTGTCATGTTGCATGAAATGGGACACCTTTTCCTTGGACATAGACCTTTGCTCCACTACTCGAGTGAACCAGCAAGCAAAGAGGAAGACGCAGAATGGCAAGCTGACAATTTTGCAGAAGTCATTTTGAAAAGTATGGGATATCAAACAGAACAACTTTCTTTTGATTTCTATATGTAAAAAGCCCAAACCACGACCAAATGGAAAGGGCTTAATAGGCACCTTAGTTTAAGCGACCAAACTAAAACTAGGGATAATTCTAACCCGAGAGTAACCGAGTCGAATCTTTGTTTGACAACCCAGATTATAGACTTTTTGCCTTAAAACGCAAGACACATTAGTGCGGTGAACCTCTCATAACTTACGGAGAGTGAAGCTATGAAAAGCGGATACTGCCCTAAGTGTAAGCAACCTTGTGAGGTGAGCTTTGTCAGTCATGTGACTAAAAATGGCAAAGTGATCTATCCAAAAAAAGGTAAACGCTGCTTAGTCATCCCTCATTGCGACAACTGCAATAAGTAACTATCTCTAGCCCCTATACAAAGGCTGGGGGCTATTACTGAATTATCTATAATCTGGAGGCTAAGATGGCTGCTACAACAACTTGCCCTAAGTGTGGCAATACTTGTGAACTTATATTTCGACGTTCTAAGACAACAAAAGACGGAAAGGTGATTTATCCTAAATCAGGACGAGTTTTCCCAATTCCAGTTTGCCATTGCGGTAAATGAATTTCATCATGCTACGAACATGTAATTATTGGGTCAAAGACCCAATAATTATGACTCAAGAATATTGAGCAGCTGTTTATACGCTTCTAATGAGTCGTCAGCATCTCCAGGCTGAACAGCAGAATCTAGCTCATAATCGGCACAAACTCTTTTGTTCTTCCACATACCAAGAATCCGAGCCGCTCTTTTATGTTTAGATCTTAGCTGCTTGTTTTTCATTTCTGGAGGAGGGTTTAGTAGGTATTCAACTAATTTTTTGTGAACACCAACGCCCTCAAAAGATGGTAAATCCTTACCGACAAAAGACAGTGCTTCATGATACATAGCATAGTAAGCTCTGCTGACACAGGTCCGGTAACCTAGCTCATTATCCATTGCTTTACAGTGTTCTGCAGCAGTAATGAAATCTCTAATTTCAATTGACACTATCTGGCCTTGAACCTCTAGAGTACTGGATATACAACGGTAGATGATCTAGTTCATTATCAATCATATAGTCTATGAGGGATAAGTTAATGTCATTCATCTCTTTAGACGAAATTGAACGATTTACATCGGATACCTTTAACTGCACATAAAGCTGTTCATCACTCTCTATATGATGCATAGATTGAGCTGTAATGACCAAGTCATTTTCAGCCGCTATTTCCAACGCTTTGATAGCAACATCCTTGAACTGAGAAATCATCAATTCATTATCAACATTCTGACTTGAAAAGAATTTTTCGAACTGCTCGATTTGTGCTCCACAAACATCCATACCATCACCCATCTCAACGGATAAGTTAAGTTTCTTTAACTTCTGTAGTGTAAGCTTAGCACTTGAGATATCTAGTGCCATTACCTCCGAGCGAAGTTTTTGTTCCAAGACTCGCCAATCACTACTATCAACTCTTAGATCACTATTGAAGAACTTGTATGCTTTATGATGCAACCCTAAATGGATTAATGTAGACCCATAGTTGTGCAGAGTTACACTTTTTACATGTTGGCACTTCATTGCATTGTTAAAATGCAACAGCGCCAGTTCCTTATCCCAAACCGAAGAATAAAGCAACCCTAACAAGGTATGATAATCCTGAAATTCCAAAGAATTTTTCATTCTTTCGATATCATTTTTCACGCCATTGAGCTCGAACCTGTTGAAAGTTTCGTTAGCAAGCAACTTCGACTCAATCAGGTCAAAAACTGAACTGTAATTTTTTTGGGGTATTCCAGACATCTTTTGGGTGTATCTCTCTATCAATTGGCACTATTACACCAGAAAGAAAAGACAATTTCTATGACGGAGGCTAAAAAACCAGATGATGTGTAAGCAACTTCATATTAACAGTCTGTTTTAACTAGCTTTAAATAGTAGTAACTGTTCCAAACAAGATTTCATTTTGAAAATAGCGGTCACTTTGTGCAGTGCAACTGAATGAAAGTTGAATTCCCCTTCGACTGTGATGCTTTTGCTCCTTTTAGAAGTAAAGCACATAAATTATGTGGCGTATTGTCAACCTTCAATTTAATACCCCAACCTCTAACGCGCTCTTAATCGTCTGCTTCACATAAAACAACTGGCTAGCATGACGCGCTTCCCAACCTTTGGGGTCATCATGAAACCGACGATGCTCATCGGCCGCAAGTGGCATCGTGAACAGGTCATGCGTTTTCCCACCCATTTTTCCTTCACCATGACCGATGAGATGATGGGCCACAACGCCTTCTGTTTTACCCGTGATGACACATGGAAGCGATCGAACAAACTTCAGGTACTTCTCCGAGTGCCAGGTGATTTCTTTTGGCCTCGCCATGAACATTGCTGGAGGTTCGTCATCGACCGTTAAGCAGATCGACTTCACCCGTTCCGCTAAAATTGATTTTGAATCCAGTTCAAAACGTTCGTCACTTTCGAAACGCATCACTACTCCGCTCTTCTTAGCTCTTTGTTTCACTGCAAACATCTCGTCTAAGACGGTACGCGGCAAGCATTCATACACGCCGTTTACCACACTCCACCAGCAAACCTCAGGAAGAGAGATTGCATGCCCTACCGGAAGATGCAGTTGCCTACGAACGGCTTGCGCGCCCCAAAGTAAAACATTGCGCTTAGCGACCGCCTTACCCTTGTCACTTGGTTGTAAACGCTCTGCGTTGTCGTGGTGCCAACACAATCTCACGGCGCCTTTTTCGTAGGCTAAACAGGTAAGGTTCTTGTCGCAGAACTCACCGTCTGAGAGCTGGCAGTGCGGAATGCGCTCAAGCCAATGAGTGAAACTCCCCAAGCGCTTTTGCACTTCATGATGGAGAAAGAACTCGAGCAACCGTCCATCAGCTACTGACGTTTTCGAACTCTCCGGAAATACCGGACTGTTCAATTTACCGCTGGGTACATTCACTAACTCATCCGGTAATGGCATCACCACAAGCCGATTTCCTTGGCTCATCTTCGCAAGCTCAGACAACAAGGTTTTACCCGGCTTAAACATCATCAAGCCAAGTTCGGGCTGTAAAAACGGCTGCAACACTAACATTGGCACGTTACCGAAAGGGACGAAGAACTTTGAATATCTTCAGGTAGCCACACCTTGCGGCCTGCAAAGCATATCTTTTTCAACGTAGTGCCTCTTCAATCATGGTTATTGCATTGCCGCTTTTAATCATGTCCCCCGTAAAACGTAGAACCTTCCATCCTTCTAAAACAGCCATATTGTATTTTTCGCAATCAGCCGCGTAACCTTTGGCGCGAGTATGACGACCATTAGCCCAGGTACCGCCTTCCACTTCAATAGCTACTCTCTGTTCTGGATAAGCAAAATCAAATCGCCATCGTCTGGTCTTATGAAAGCGAAACTCAGCCTCTGGAACGTCTAATTTAACTGCTCGAATATGACTCAAGAGCAAAGCTTCCAATTCACTCAAAACATCACCTCTGTACTCCAAACAGGCTCAAGCTCCGCTACCAAACGTGTTTCACAGCCAGAACCTTTCACATCCAAAGACACCACGTAATATTCCTTTCCCTCATGGCGGTAAATTCGTTTTCTCTCGTAGCAAATACACAATGCGTCAACTGCTTTGCTATCGGGTAACACTCGAATAATCATGAAGCCACCGCATTGAAACTTCCCGCATCAATCCATTTTTTAACCAACCAATTTTCATCTTTTCCTGTGTTCCTCGCTAAGAGCATGCTCACCCCTCCATTTCCACTACCCAGTACTTGCTGGTGTATGCCGTATGTGCTCCATACTCATATCGAATCTGTGAACCACACTTTCTCGCCTTGTTAATTAGCCGACTCAAGCCACATACAGGAATGCTCAACTCTGCACAAAGTTCAGCAGGAGACCAAAGCCGCTGGCGTGAAGACATCAGTTTGATCAAAGCTTTCTCACTCGCCATTCAACCTCCCAAGCTCCAACAGCAAAGATTCTCGCTGAGACAACATTTCGTTGAGCTTTCGCAGGCAAGACTTCGCAGCGTCATCAGATGCTGGTGACTTACGTTGCTGAAACGAGAGCAACGCTGAGTTTTCATTGTTGATGTCGATTTCCAACTGGCGAATCTTACGTTTTAACTCGTCTCGTTCATCGCTGATTGCTGTAGGCTTTGATATGGATGAATAGCCTTTGTCCTGTTCTTTGCACAACCACGAGTGGATAAAACGCTGAATACCCGATGCTGTTTTCTGCCGAGTCGGATTTGCCTTACACCAACCAATCATGTTTCGAATCTGCTGCACCACATCCACCGCGGGGTATAGATCCCTGAGCTCAAACAACTGAGATTGCGTCACCGCATGTAAAGCAGATTTGCCCCGTAGAGGAATTTCAAAAACAATCGGATCGGCTGGCTTGACAGTTTCGAGCTCGCTCGGAACAAGATCTTCCCTTGGTGGTTCTATTGATGGATCTAATGATGGTTTATAGCCGGAATCCGACCTACCCCCCGGCGAAATCTGACCTACCCCCTGTGGTTCTTTCGTCTGTTCGAGTTTCGAATGTTCGAAATTTGAATGGACGAAATTCGACTGTTCAAAATCCGTCTGTTCATCGGCTTTCTTCTTCAGCAGCAAAACCGGAAGTTGATACTGATTGTTTGCGCGAACTAAACGGCCCGTTTCGGCAGTCTTAAACTGGTTCTTCTTAGCAATCCAGCCACCAGCCTCCAACTTTTTCAGGGTCGATTTCACCGTCGTTGGCGACACACCGCTCTTTCTGGCAATCGTATCGATAGACGGCCAACAAAGGCCGCTATCATCCGCATGATCAGCGAGGCAAAGCATCACCAACTTATCTGAGCCTTTAAACAAAGGGATATCCCACACATAGCTCATTACCTTGACTGACATACTGCCCCCATTTCAGAATTGAAGATCATCAAAATGGCTTTCATACAACTGCTCTCCCCACCACCAAACGCGCCTTGCCTTTGCCCAACACCGCAAAGTGATTAGCGAATAAAATCAGTTTGAACCCCGTAATGATTTGAGCATCCATCAAAGCCTTGAAGAGTGAACGAGTAAGGAATGTGAAAGCGCCCGTTGTCAGCTCTTGGCCGTCGTAGTCAAAAAACGTTGCTGTCAGCATCACACCGCCCTCCCCTCATAAACCGCTTTCACGTAAATGCGCTTCGCCTCAAACAGATCTGCCAGCTCATCGTGGGTGATTTCTGTTTCCAAACCCTTTTCCACCTTGAACAAGCGCCATTGGTGGTTCTCTATTCGAGCTCTTAGTGCTATTCTTCCCATCACTGCTTCTCCGAAGTGGTATGTGAAAATTCCTCGCAAGATTTTTCACCCGGCTTTAGACCGTTGCCGCGGTTTAAAGCCACTTCCTCATCCAATACCAATAACTGACGCTCGCACTTCTTCATCAAGCAACGGATTTGGTCGCGCTCAAAATCGTGTGTACCCAGCCCTTGGCTTGTTGCTACTCGGCATGAGCTGGTGGTCATGTCGGCCATCTGCTGCACCGTTACCCAAAATTGACTCGTTTTCATTTTTTCTCCTTGTACAACGCATCCAGTTTCAACATGAACGCCTCAAACATTGCCTGATACTCCGCTTTTAACGCCGCAATCTCCTGACGTTCACGCTCATCAAACACACCATCGGCCTTGGCTTCCTCAATCGTCTTATCCAACAGCCCTTTCGCCGCATTGAGGTGTAAGTGACAATCGAACATATCGACGTTATCGATCTCCGTGACCTTGGGCCGCTCGACCACCAAGCAGTTGACTCGGTGGGCAAAGTACTCCGCCACATACGACGTGCCGGTTAAGTCGGCCATTTCCACCAGCTCATCCACACTGAAGAAACGCGATCCCTTCTTCTCGTAGAGGTGGTTATTAAAAATATCGACCGACATCCCCAGCACAGCCGCCACCGCCTCTCTACCGCCAGTCACTCCGGCTATGGTTCGGTTGACCATCTCTTTCTTATTCACCATTTGCTCCTTGATTTGGTGGTTAACTTTTTGGTTCATTTCGTAAACAATTCAACTAACGAGGCAAGTTCAAGAGTTCAGATTTAGTGAACTTTCCATCTGATAGTTCTTCGATTGTTTGCGCGTATTGAGTTTCTCCTGTGTATTCCGTTCGAGGTAAAACACCTCGCGAACACCACTTGTAAACGGCTCTCACACTGACATCGCAGTGCTCAGCAATTTTTTGAATACCAACCTCATTGATGGCTTCTTTTAACATAAACACCTCAACATTGAACATTTGGTACATATTATGACGGAACTGATAGTACATTCAAGAGCAATTAGTATTGAACCTATGGTTCATATCGATAATGTGCGCTCAGACTTCTCCCGTAGGCTTGCACAGGCCTGTTCAAATGCCGGGATCGAAGAACATGGTCGTGGGGTCATCCTAGCTAAGAAGCTTGGAGTCACACCTAAAGCTGTCAGTAAATGGCTAAACGCTGAGTCGATGCCGCGCGCTGATAAAATGGGTGACCTCGCTAAATTCCTAAATGTTAGCGTTTATTGGCTCCAATACGGCGAAGAGACTTCCAAAGAAACAGGAAATGCAGAGATCCTTGGAAACATGCAAGTTTGGGATAGCAGCACTCCATTAAGTGATGATGAAGTTGCAATTCCTTTTCTATCCGATGTGCGGCTATCTGCTGGCAACGGGTTTATTTGTGATATAGAAAGAGATTCCGGTTTTAGATTGAGATTCGCCAAATCAACCCTGCGCCGCTACAACGTTGATCCTAAAGATGCCCTGTGTGTTTCAGTAACAGGCAATAGCATGGAACCAGTGCTTCCCGATGGTTCAACTGTAGGAATCAACTGTGGGGATAAAACACTAGTTGATGGGAAGATTTTTGCTATCAACCACAATGGTGAGCTTTTTATCAAGAAGCTGTACCGTTTACCCGGAGATGGCCTCAGAATTTATAGTTTCAATGAGTTAGAGTACCCACCAAGGGAATATACCAAAGAACAAGTACAGGAGCAGAGAATCACGATCGTTGGCCGTGTGTTCTGGTATTCGGTACTACTATGAATCAGTAAGGATTGTACATGGCTCAAAAGTCTTTTCGTGTCGGTGCTCTGAGCATCGTAATCCATCCACATTCACCCGATAAATATCTAGCTTTAATGCGCAAAGCTGAAAAATTAGATCGCCCAGTTTGTTTGAGAGGAGATACTTACGCAAATATTTCCTTCGTTCATAAAGCAACTCGAGATGGAGCGAAAGACGGACCAATCAGTGGTGAATTTATTAAGTATACGAATATTGATAAAAACTCAGACTGGTACAATATTGTTAGTAAAGAAACCGCTACGGAAGAAGAGTTAGCAAAGATAAAAGAGCTTCCCGATCATCTAAAACCGAATATGGCTAAGTTCTCTTTCATTTTCTTCCCAGATAGCCACACGCTGATATTTGAGCAATCATACGATAGCAAGACTTTTTCACCCGGCTTTGCGCAGAAAACTCTCTCGACGATATTCAACATGCCCGAAATTTTTGACAAATACGGGAAAGTGCATGTCCATATTATTCCAGCTATGGAAAAGGTTGATGAGATACTTAGCAATAAAACAATGTCTTATCTATGTATGCACATCACCAGGCCCAACCCTGATGACGTAAAATCTGCCGAGGCCAAGTTTAAAAAACGCTTACAGAAACTGAATGCGGAACGTCAGCAAACAACTTTAGTACCTCCGAGAGGAGAGAGTCTTCAGCTCGATGAAGAGGAAAAAACTATCGCCAAAGTTGCTGCAAAAAATGGTTATGTTGAAGCTAAAGTGGTCAATGCACATAGTAATAGGGTTGAAACTGTATCAACAAAAGAACATAACTTTTCTGATACGATTGTCTTCAACCCTGAGACGACAGATCCATTTTCTCAGATGGCGGCTAAAGCACCTTCTATAATTCAGAAAATAAAAGACTGGATACAAAATGAGTAGCAAATCTCCATTCAAAGAATACTGGTTGGCATACGGAGGATGGACGGCTCTATTCTCTAGCAGATATCTTTGGATGGCATTCGCCTTAAACCTTCTCATGTTCAATTCTTGGTATCCCATTGATAGTAAATGGTTTCAGCAAGTCATCTCTGTCATACCCAGTGTCTTAGGCTTCACGTTGGGAGGCTTTGCTATGTGGGTAGCGATTGGCGATGAACGGTTTAAGAGTCTTATAGCAGGCACTGATGAGGATGATGAAACATCTCCGTACATGGAAGTGAATGCAACATTTACCCACTTTGTATTACTTCAATTACTCTCTTTAATCTTAGCAATCATTGCCAGTAGTTTTAGTGATACTGTAGTCAGCTGCACCTATCTTGCAATAGGTGCACAGATCTACTCATTTTTTTCCTATCTTGTTTTTATATACGCCCTTTTAACGGCAATAGCTGCTGTTCTAGCTATCTTGAAAGTTGCCAAATGGTATGATGATTTTCAAACCGAATTAAAGGGAAGTAGTTCAAAAAATCCGTCTGACCAATAGTCTCACCACCGCCTTCGGGCGGTTTTTTTGTACCTCGCAAATAAAAAAAATGTACTTTTGGTTCTTTACACAGCCTGAACTTATGGTACATTAATTTTGAACTACGAAGCGAGGGAGTCACATGTTGGGATACTCAGAGAAAGATATACGCAAGGCTCTTAGTGAACTAAGAAGCCGAGTCGAGGATATGAAGGCAGCATACTGCCCACAAAAATATCCGTACGTCTTGAGTATTGAGCCAGATAAGCAGCTACACCCTGAGTTTCGTAAAGGTGCTCTTAATGCCTGTAACGCAGTGCTTCGACGAATCACAAAAATTGAGCAAGCGCTCTTTTCGCTTGATTCTCAGAAATCTCACACCACTCGTTGCAAACCTCAAAGCGCTCCTGTTCATCAATGTTGTAAAGATACTCACAACCAGGTGAACCTAACGGTCCTCGAACCCTCTGACCAACCTCTAGGTTGCACGAATCAATGTGCTCAGAAACGGTGTAAGAATCATTTTCTAACTGAATCGCAATCATCCCACGGCGATGATTGATGTAAACAATTGTACCGTTCATAAATTTTCCTTTTGTTGGTGAGAATTCAAAAGGATAGCACGAAGCCCGACGTGCTTAAAAAACGGGCAAATAATTTTCAAATTGCGAGGAAATCACATGTCTACACAAGATGCCGGAAACCACCATCGAGAGCAGATTAAGTCCTACTTAGGGCTTTGGGGTGCGGTGGAGATGCAAGCGCTCATTGCTATCAAACAAATCAAAGCGCAGGGCGTAACTCAGCAGCGAGAGTTGCAAAGCGTTCATCAGGAGAACTGGGAAGCCCTGAAAACGCTGATCGCAGAGCTAGAAAACAACCAAGCAGAACGCACAACCAACCTTCCCGCCCAATCTGGACATCACACCCAATGATTCCGGGGATGGAAAGCGAAAAGCGGCTAAGGCTGATTCTCTCATTAACCAGTATTCGTAGTGAGCCACAAGAACGGGCTTTGCAGCAGTACTTTGTTAATGGGCTCAACGCATCAGCCTGTGCCGCTTTGGAAGAGATAACCGAGTCCAATTTCCAACGGGCCATTGATCGCGTTCAAAGCGTCGATGCGATTGTGGAACAGATTAAAGAACTCGACTGGGCTCGGTTTAAATCAGAAAAGTGATAAGTGAGTTTAATCAAATGAGTGCAGAAACGTTTATTGAACAAAACATCATTAACTATTTGATTAAAGACGGTTGTTGCGAGCACGTTGCCAGAAAAGCGGCGGCTGAAGGTTTGAAATTCTTTAATCAGGGAAACCACAAAGACCCTTTCTACGACTCATTGTGTCACGCTGGCATTCGAATCGCAGAAGCGCTTGACCCGAAATACAAGTTCAAAAAGCCCAAGGCCTCTGTGCCGAAACCCTTTGTGAACTCAAAACCCAAATCGAGAAAGCACAACAAACAGCAAAGTCTCATTTAATGCGAGGAACTATCCATGGCGGCAACCATTGATACCCAGTACGGAAAAGTCACCACTTCGGAGCCCTATTACAGCCATCAACTGCAATGCTTGGTGCGCAATCTCACTTTGGTGAAAGCAGAAAACGCGCAGAACGGCTGGGGGATCAGCCGTGAATGCCCGGCGAACATCACCTTCTCTCCTGAGTTTCTCACCATGTTTGCTCGTGACGCAGCCGCTGTCATCTAAGGAGCCGACATGATGAACCAAGAAGAAATCCAAAAAGCCGTAGAAGGCGTGATGGCCTTGCGCCCAGCAGGCACCAAACCACGAACCACCGAGCCCAAACGCCCGAGCCAGCTGAAACGCATGAGCGATGCGCAGTTCCAGCAAGAGCTCGCCGCCATTATGCGTGATGAAGAGTGCGCCACCTCGGTTAACTTCTTCAGTAACAGCGATGCCAGCAAAGGCGGACGCAAAAACCTCAAGTTCAACCCCTACGTTGGTCAGGGAAAAAAGTAACGCTGTCAACCACCAATTCCAAATCGTTTTGGTGGTTACCTCAATCCTAACAACGCGCTATATAGGTCAGATGAATGAGCAAATCTCAAATCTCTATCGTGACTCTCAAAAAAGCCGCTGAAGAAATCGGCCTAAGTACCAAAACACTAAGAGAGAAAGCTCGTGACGGGTTTTATCCATCCACCGTCATGAGAAAGATTCAAGGCACTTGGATGGTGGATATTGAGGAATGGAATAGATGGCATCGAGAGCAGAGCTATTAAACTTGCCAACAGGAGTCGAACTGAATGGCCGTCTACTACGCATAGTTTTTTACTATAAAGGGAAGCGCTACCGCGAATCACTTGGCTTGCCCCCGACAAAGCAGAACATCAACTTTGCTCGTCAAAAGCGCGATGCAATTTTGTACGAAATCAAAATCGGCACCTTTAACTATGCGGCCCACTTTCCTGATTCGAAACACGCATCAGGAACGCCAAGAGCGCTCGACCTTGAAACACTGGCCAAGCGCTTTCTGGAAGCCAAAGCACACGACATTCGCAAATCAACCTTGCAGCGTTATGAGTGGGTACTGCGTGATTTTCTCGCCCTGTATGGCGCAAACCGCAGTTGCGATACCCTTTCGCCCCGCTCACTGACGCTGTTTCGCCAAGAGCTGGTTAAAGGCCGCAGCGGTCGCACCATCAACCGCAACTTGGTCACCATTAATGCGTTTTTAGCGTGGCTCCACAAAATGGAATACATGGAAAAAGACCTCTCCGACGTAATGGACAGAGTGAAAGAAGGCGAGGTAGACATTCAGCCGTTCTCGATGCGCGAGATAAACAAAGTGCTCAAACACTGCCACCAGCTGCAGCACCGAAACATGGTTATCGTTTTGGTTTACACCGGGCTACGCAGCGGCGAACTGTGCGCGCTGGCGTGGGAAGATGTCGATTTTGAGAACAAAACCCTGCACATTCGGCGCTCCACTTACGAACAACGTGGCCTTAAAACCACCAAAACCGATAAAGAGCGTTTTGTTGATTTGCTGCCACCCGCCCTCGAAGCACTCAAAGCGCAGCGCCACTTAACTTACCTCTTCCCTGCAGAGGAACACGATGTCGAGTTACCGGGCAAAACCTACCGCAAAGAGCAGCTTCGCTTTGTGTTCAACCCCAAAGTGGTGCGTGAGCAAAAACGCAGCGACTACAGCTATTACGGCAAGCGAGCATTAGGCCGCATTTGGACAGGGCTTTGCCAAAAGGCAGGCATTGTGCACCGCAACCAGTACCAACTTCGCCACACCTACGCCAGTTGGATGATCACCCACGCTAACGTGAACGTGAGTTACCTCGCCCAACAAATGGGCCATGCCGACATCACCATGGTGGCCAAGGTTTACGGGAAGTGGCTGCAAGAGTCGAATAAGAAAGAATCGGATAGGGTTTGGGGAGAACTGATGAAGATTCAGAAAAATAGCTAAACAGAATCCATTTATTTCAATTCATTAGGAGTTATCTCCACAAACAACAAGATTCAATGTTAGAATGCAGCCTGAATTTTGGAGAGTAATTAATGCCAGTAACACCTTCACCACTCAGATACCCTGGTGGTAAAACAGCCATAACCCCTATGGTTTCAGATATCATTGGAGCGAACAATCTACGTAGCGCACATTATGTAGAGCCCTATGCTGGTGGAGCAGGCTTAGCTTTATCTTTGCTATTTAACAAAGTAGTACCTCATATCCATTTGAATGATCTCGACCTTTCTATCTGGGCATTCTGGTACTCAATATTGAACCATACTGAAGAGTTTATTCAGTTAATAAATGATACTGATATCACTATCGATGAATGGCACGTTCAAAAAGGAATTCAGGAAAGAAAAGAAGAAGTTGATACTTTAACTTTAGGGTTTTCTAGCTTTTTCTTAAACAGAACTAACCGTTCAGGAATTATTCAAAAGGCTGGCGTTATCGGTGGCTTAGAGCAACAAAGTAAATACCCTTTACACTGCCGATTTAATAAAAAAAGTCTAATAAATAAAATCCGAAGAATAGCTTATTTCTCTGACAAAATTCACATCTACAATATGGATGCTGTTGATTTTATTAACCATATTGAAGCCAATGTAGAAAGAAGCTTTTACTGTATTGACCCACCTTATTTTGTAAAAGGCCAAAGTTTATATACAAATTTCTATGAACCTTGTGATCATCAAGAATTAGCCGATGTAATAGGACAAATAGAAGGGCGCTGGATACTAACTTACGATAATGCAGATCAAATAAAACAACTGTATAGCAGCTATCGCCAGTTTACTTTCTCACTCAATTACAGCGCAGCAGATAAGAAAAAGGGCACAGAACTTTTGGTTGTGAGCCCTCGTTTACGAGTACCAAACTCATTAAATCTAAAGAGAGCAACCAAATAAGGTTGCTCTCTATTAGCCACTTAAAGATCTAAGCCTTTCCTAGAAAGAATATCGAGAACTTTACCACCCGGAACCAAGCTTATGGAAGCGTGTCGATGAGCTAGGGCTATTGGGACAATCGCATTCTCATAGAGCTCTAATTCGAAATGAGTAACCAGATTCATCGCTCGACCGAGCATCGGAACATATCGGTGGACTTCTACTTTCTCACGAGCAAATTTTTTCTTTGCTTCCTTTGCTCCGGTATCTTCGTCTGAATCACCATAAGGTGTTTTATATTCAAATGGATACACTAGTCCAAACACGAAAACTTTTCCGTTTCTCGTTTTATAGATAAAGTCTTGTCCATAATAAGTCTCATGACCAAAGTTATCTGAAGCTTCTGAACGAGCAGCAATGTAACGATGCCTATATTCATCATCAATGACACGGAAGGCACCAGGCTCGATATATCGAGATAAAGCTTTAGCGTGTTCAACCGCGGTCCCGGTCTTTTGTATACCCATGATTAAAGGTGGCTCTAAGCCTTTATCCTTTAGATGAGCAGCCACTTTGGAATACAATTTCAACAACCTCGCATGTACTTTGGCAGGTTGCCCAAATATTGCTAAAGGACCATCAAGCACAAAAGCCATTCGGCTGAGCAAATGAGGGTCACGATAACCAACCATTCGGATAAATGAAGCAATAATCAAATGCTCTACTACATTCATAAACCTTGTTATCGCTGAACCGTTATCACCTAAATCAGAAATTTGTTCATGTATTCGCATTACATCCGTTACATAAACATCCTGTCCACATGACTGACAACACTGTACTTCTTCTTTAACCTTGAAAATAAAGTCACCTTGCTGACCACACGAAGGGCATGTTTTAAGTTTAACTTCGCCACCATCAATAGCGAGAAGTGTACCAACGACGTTAAAGCTTTTGTCATTCGTAAAACTGGTTCTCATATCAGAAAGCTGTTCATAAATCGCTAAGCGGAAGCCATCCTTAACAGTGGCGGCATCCTTATAACGCACATTACAGCCTGGTAAAGTGAACGATATTGGATCACCACTTCTATGTAGCTGTGCAACTTTAAATGGATCTACATAGTTTGATGTTTCTGGCTTTAGCTCCTGATATTCAGAAACTTTGATGATAACCATACTATTTTTAACATAACCAACCTGAGTACTTGGAAATAGACCCGGAATTGGCTCCTTGTAAGGGCTGGCATCCGAAGCAACAACATAATCAGGCAGCCAACCATCTCCCTCTTCCCAAAGAATATAATCCTGAGTGATTTTCTTGGCTTCTTCTTCTGAGGGCGGCGTTAGACAACTACAATTCTTAAGAAACTCTTGTACATCAGGGTTTTTTACTACGTCTACATGACCGCCTTTACCCGCTGGTTCTCTGTTATAAGGCAC